GTTAAATTATGGCTAAGATTGGTCTTAATAATCTTTGGTACGCAAAGCTTACCGAGGCCGTAGACGGTACGCCGAGTTATAACGGCGCTAAGTCTTTTGGTAAGGCAGTTAGCGCTAACGTATCTATCTCTAACAATAGCGCTACGCTCTACGCCGACGACGCTTTAGCGGAGTCCGATACTAGTTTTCAAAATGGTACGGTTACTCTTGGCGTAGACGACGACCGCGATACTACTTTCGCGGACGTGCTCGGCCACGAGGTAGACGAGGGAGGTAAGGTTACTCGTAACGTTAACGACGTAGCGCCTTATGTTGGACTCGGACGTATTATCGTTAAAATGGTCGGTAACGTAAGACTTTATAAAGTCGAGATCCTTTATAAAGTTAAGTTTAGCGAGCCTAGCCAAGAGGAAAATACTAAGGGCGAGTCCGTAGAGTTTGCTACTCCGTCTATCGAGGGACAAATAGCCGCTCTCGCTAATGGAGATTGGAGCGACTCCAAGACTTTTGCTACTAAGGCCGAGGCTCTCGCTTTTATTATGGGTACTTTTGCCGCCGCGGGCTCTACTTTTAGAGTAAGCTATAACGCTAACGGCGGTACGGGATCTATCGCGGACGACGTAGTAAACGTAGGTAGCTCTACTACTCTCGCGGTAGGTAGCGGACTTACTCCGCCTACTAATAAAGTATTTAGCGGTTGGGCTCTTACAAGCGGCGCTACTGAAAAAGAATACAGCGCGGGCGATACTTACTATCCTGCTAGAGATGTTACTTTCTATGCGGTTTGGGTAGACGAGACTTAAAGTCTAAACAAGTTTTATTTTTACGCCGCCTAGCTCTTTAACGGGCGGGCGGCGTTATTTTTAAGGAGGATCTTTTAGTATGAAAAATATTACAAGCACGGTCGAGTATAAGGGCCGAGAGTATAAGATAGTCTTTAATCTTAACGTTATGGAGGCTATCCAAGACGAGTACGGGACTCTTGATAATTGGGGAGCTCTTACCGACGGTAAAGCTCACGAGGGCGAGACAGATATTAAAGCCCTTATCTTTGGATTACGAGAAATGCTTAACGAGGCTATCGAGATCGATAACGAGGATAACGGTACTAACGAGCCGCTATTAACTCGTAAGCAAGTAGGCCGTATGCTTACTGATATCGGTATAGGTAAACTTACTAACGATATGAATAAGCTTGTAGTAGACTCGACAAAGAACGATAACGAGTCAAAAAACGAGTAATCCACGAGGACGACGACGAGTTAGACAATAGCCCTATAAATTTCTCGTGGATCTATTTTATATGTAGGGCGCGTATAAATTTGACAGATAAGGAGACGGGTAGGCTAACGTATAGGCAGTTTTTAAACTTATATAGAGCTTACCAAGATACTTTCGATACGGACCTAATCTTAACTCTTAATCGTATGACTTACGAGAGTTTAAGAGCGGAGGCGGCCAAGTCGGAGGAGTGGTTAACATAAAGTAAGGAGGCGGATAACGTGGCGGGCTTTGGCGGAGCTGTAAAACTTACGGGCGAGAGCGAGTATCGTAAGGCTCTCAAGCAAATAACGGGCGATCTTAAGGAGGTAGACTCCGAGTTAAAATTAGTCGCCTCACAATACGACAAAAACGACAAAAGCCAAGAGGCATTAACGGCCCAAAGCGAGGCGTTATCTAAAAAGCTCGAGGCCCAAGCTAAAAAGTTAGGCGTACTTAAGGATAATTACGCCTCTATGTCTAAGCAAACGGACGAGAATAAGAAAAAGCACCAAGAGCTAAAAAACGAGCTCGAGAACGCCGTTAAAGAGCTCGAGAAAATCGAAAAAGAGAGCGGCAAGACTAGCGCCGAGTATAAAATGCAAGCGGGCTACGTTTCGGGCTTAACTCAAGACTACAACAAGAGCGAAAAGGCTATAGAGTCTCAAGAGCAAGCGTTAAGTAAAGCGAGAGTCGAGATTAATAAGACTAACGCCGAGTATAACACGACTCAAAAGACCTTAGACGGCCTTACTAATGAAATGGACGGCACGTCCAAAGAGACTAAGGAGCTCGGTAACGACGTTAAGGAGTCGGGAGACAGCGCGGACAAAGCGGCTAAGGGCGGCTTTACGATCCTTAAGGGCGCTTTAGCTAATTTAGCGGCCGAGGCAGTAAAAGCGATCCCTCAAGCTCTTATTAATGGTATTAAGGAGCTCGGCTCGGCTTTTGCTACGGCCGCCGTAGACGCCGCTACTTTTGGCGATAGTATCGCTAAGGGCGCGGCTAAGGCTAATTTAGGGCTTGAGTCGTATCAAGAGTGGAGTTATGTACTTGATAGGAGCGGAGGCAGTATCGAGGGCCTTAAAAACGCTATGTTAACGCTTGAAAAAGCGAGCGAGGCTAACTCCGAGGCTTTCGCGGAGCTTGGTATAAGCCAAGAGCAATTAGCGGCTATGTCTCCCGAGGAGACTTTTAACGCTACTATCGCCGCTTTACAAGGCGTAGAGGACGAGGGGCGCCGCACGGTATTAGCCGCGCAATTACTCGGTAAGTCTTTCGGTACGGATCTCGGATCTCTCTTAGACAGCTCGGCCGAGGAGACGGAGGCTTTAAAACAAAAAGTCCACGACTTAGGTATGGTTATGAGCGAGGACTCTATTAGAGACTCCGAAAAGTTTAGCGATAGTTTAGACGATCTTAAAGGCACGTTAACGGGCCTTAAAAATAGTCTATTCTCGGAGTTTTTACCGTCCCTTACTGATATTATGGACGGACTAACCGACGTATTTAGCAATAAAGACGCGGAGGGCGGCTTAGAGCGCATAACTAAGGGCGTAAACGATTTTTCACAAAAACTTTTAGAGGTAGCGCCGAGATTTTTAAGCTTAGCGAGTAGCATAATTACTAATCTTTTAGGCTCGCTCGCTCAAATAGCGCCGTTATTAATTCAAACGGTCGGACAGCTTATAAGCTCTACGCTCCCGATAATTGTAACTCTACTCCAAGACGGGCTACCCGTCATAATTCAAGCCGTAGAGTCCGTATTAAGCGCTCTAGCCGAGGTTATCCCGCAACTAATACCCGTAATTTTTGACGCTATCGGATTAATAATTACGGATCTTTGCGCGTGGTTATCCGAGGAGGGTAACGTAAGCAATTTATTAAGCGGTATTTTAGCTCTTGTAGTCGATTTAACTAATAAATTCGCGGAGCTTTTACCGATACTCTTACCCGCTGTATTTCAAGTAATAGCCGAGCTAGCCGACTTTTTGACAAAGCCCGAAAATATCGAGCTTTTAATTAGTAGTACGATATTCGTTATTGGTAAAATATGCGAGGCCCTTATAGCTAGCTTGCCGAGTATCTTACATATTTTTGAAAATCTCGGCTATAACTTGGTATCGGGTATTGTTAATACTTTCGGTAAGGTTAAAGAGCTCTTTAGTATGCTTTGGACTTGGGTTAAATCTAATCTGTCTAATTGGATAGTTAACGCTAGAAATACTATCGTAAATGCTAAGAATAGCTTTTTAAACAAGGTTAACGATATTAAGACTAAAATTACGTCTTTTGTAACGTCTATAATAGATAAGGTAAAAGAGATCCCGTCCAAAGTCGTTAATATCGGTAAAGATCTCGTTACGGGACTTTGGAGCGGTATTAACGATAAAATACAATGGGTTAAGGACAAAATAGCGGGTATGGGTAGCGCTATTACTAACGCTATTAAAAATGTCTTTGGTATCGCGTCTCCGTCTAAGGTTACTAAAAAGCTCGGCGGCTATCTTGCCGAGGGACTCGGAGTCGGTTTTACCGAGGAAATGAAAGACGTTAGAGACGATATTAACGACGCTCTCCCGTCTTTTGATATGCCTACTATTAACAAGTCGAGCGGCTTAACTGCTACGGGCGGCGTAGATTACTATACTATGGTTAGCGCCTTTAAGGAGGCGTTATCGAGCGTAGACGTTACGTTAGACGACCAAAAAGTAGGTAAGTTTGTTAAAAAGACCGTTAGCGACGCTATCTACTATACTTAAGGAGGCTCTTAAATGAATATTAGACCGTCTATAACTATAAACGGCGTAAGCTCCAATACTATTGCGGGTTTACTTATTACGGAGCTCCCGCCGATAAGTAAGCCGTTAAAAAGGACTCTCGTAGATACGATCGACGGCCGCGACGGAGATATTATTACTCCGCTCGGCTATAGCGCCTACGATAAGCCCGCTAAGATCGCGCTTACTTATAACTATAATATCGACGAGGTTATTAAATTTTTCGATAGTACGGGCGTCGTTACTTTTTCTAACGAGCCCGATAAGTATTATCGCTTTGGTATTTACGAGCAAATAGATTTCGAGCGCCTTATACGATTTAAGACGGCCGAGGTAGTATTTCACGTGCAACCGTTTAAATTTGCTCTAAACGAGGAGGAAATAGTAGAGGATATCTTAGCAAGTCCCGCGAGTATAAAAGTATATAACGCGGGTAACGTTTACTCGCGTCCGACGTTTACTATCACGGGTAGAGGCTCGGTATCTTTTGCGCTTAACGGATCTCAATTACTCGCTATCGAATTAGACAGCGTTAACGCGGAAAAGATTATTATAGACTCGGAGGCTATGAACGCTTACGACGTTAATAATATCTTGCTTAATCGCCGCGTTACGGGCGACTATGATAATATTAAATTTAATGTAGGATCTAATACCGTTACTATTACGGGTAACGTATCGCAGTTTACTATAAATAAATATTCACGTTGGATATAAAGGAGGGCTTAAGAGTGGAAATTATCAAGCTAAATATTATCCCGAGCGGCGTTAATCCGACTTGCCACGTCTCGCAATACGACGAGGGCCGAGCTATTAGGATAGAGCTTTACGAGGGCTTAACTCCGTTTACTTTGCAAGCGAGCGACGAGGTAAGCTTAGCAATACGTAAGCCCGACAATAAAATAGTTACTTTGCTCGTAACTAATACCGAGGATAGTTACGTAGATATCTTTACAACAAAGCAAGCTTGCGCGGTAGTAGGCTCTAATTTATGCGAGCTTACTATTAAGCGTAGCTCCGTCGTTATCGGTACGCTAAATTTTTATATGCAAGTCGAGCGAGATCCCTTATCGGGCGGCGATCCCTCCGAGAGCGAGATAAGAGATCTCCAAGAGCGCGTTAACGCTTGCGTAGAGATAGCTTTAGCGGATATGTACGACGGTACGTCCGTCTTATTTGATACCGAGCCCGTCTTAGACCATAACGCGCCGTATACAGTATCTAGCGACGGCATAGCTCGAGCTTTAGCCGATAAAGTCGATATTACAGATTTAGACGATTATTATACCAAGCTTGAGACTTACTCTAAAACCGAGGTAGATAACGCTTTTTTAAACCTTGCAACCGTAGCTACAACGGGCAGTTATAACGACTTAATAGATACTCCGACTATACCCGCCGCTCAAGTTAATAGTGATTGGAACGCTACTAGCGGAGTAGCGGAGATACTTAATAAGCCGACTATAGCCGCAAATGCGAGCGAGTTACCTTACGAGTCGGGCTCTCAAGACTCGACAAAAACTGTAATCGACCAAAAGGTACGTAAAGGTACTTATAGCGGTTTTACATTAACCGACGCCGTTTTTACAAACGAGAGTCCCTCTAATAGATTATTTCAAATAAATTTGTCGTGTCAAAGTACGGGCTTACCTTATACAAAAATAAATCTCGAATTTAGCCCGAGCGGGTTTAAATGCGCGGGATACTCAAACGATGCTTGGACGGAGTTTTGGAGCTATAACAAGATAGATACTTATAATCACTCCACCGCATTAAAAGAGGGCGATACGTTACAAATACCACAAGACGTTTTAAAACACAAATTAATTTTAATTAGAATTTGGAGATATGGATATTTCGGATCTATATTACTTGATAGAGCGGATATAGTAGACGGCCACGCGAGCGCGGGTATTTATGTTTGGGTTTATACGGGTGCAAAGCATTTTACCCTTAGTACGGCGGGCGTTATGAGCGCGGGTACGGGTTTTGGTACGGACGGCCAATGGGTAGGCTTTATTGGTATAGGTTAAGGAGCGTAAAACGTGGAGACTATATATCTTGATATCATACCGAGCGGAGTTAATCCGTCTTGTAACGTATCACAAGGCGACGAGGGACGCGCTATTAGGGTTTATTTACTCGAGAGCGGATCTCCTTACGAGCTTAGCGGCTCGGAGACTCTTACGCTCCACGTAGAAAAGCCCGATAAAGACTTTATCGAGTCCGAGTTAGTTAACGCGGGCGGATCTTTTATAGACTTTACCGTAAACGGCGAGTTAACGGACAAAAGCGGTAAATGTTATTGTAAAATTAATATAGAGGACGGAGATATAAAAATAGGCTCTAGCGGTTTTTATATCATTGTAGAAAAAGCACCGTAAAGGAGGGCTTAAAAATGGATAATGTTATAAGTTTTACACCCGCGGAGCTAGTCGGGTTTATTACTGCTATCGGCGGAGCTATCGTTACGATAGGAGCTGTAGTAACTATTATTTTTAAGCTTGTTAACCGTCTTAAAGCTCCCGAGAATAAGCAAAACGAGCGCTTAGACGCTCTCGAGGCAAAGTACGCCGTAATCGAGGAGGATCTAAAAGCGCAAAAAGCGGAGCGGGCCGAGACTATTAAGCAATTTATGGGTTATTTTTCAAACGACGATAAGCGCTTTAAGTCTATCGAGCGATCTAACAAGATAACTCAAAACGCCTTGTTAGCGCTCCTAAAACACGCTCTAAACGGTAACGACTTACAAGCTCTTAAGGACGCCGAAAAAGACTTAGAGGCGTATTTAATCGAAAAGTAAGACGAGGTTTTTATTATGCTAAAAGTATTTAGCTCTACAGATAAAGTCTTTACCTCTAACGGCGACGCTATTATTAACGGCGCTCGCGCTATCGTCCATAAGGAGGATAACGCGGACTACTCCGTTAATTTAGAGTGTAGCTTAGATTACGTAGACTACGTTAAGTCTAAAAATATCCTAGTCGCTCCGACTCCTACGGGCTATCAAGCCTTTAGAATTGAAAATGTCGAGGCTACCCGTACTAAGATTAAAGCGCTTTGTAAGCATTTATACTACGACTCCGACAATTATTTAATCGCGGACAGCTACGTAGTAGATAAGAATTGTAACGACGCTTTAGACCATTTAAACAATGCTACCGATACTCCGAGCCCGTTTACTACGCTCTCGGATATTATGTCTATTAATTCTTATCGTTGTGTAAGAAAATCTCTTAACGAGGCAGTAACTACGGTTATAGAACGTTGGGGCGGGCATTTAGTACGCGATAACTATAATATCCAAGTTAGAGAGAGTATCGGAGCGGATAACGGCGTTACTATACAATATAAGAAAAATCTTAAAGAGATCTCCGTTATATACGATTGGTCTAATGTTTGTACTAAGATATTACCCGTCGGTAAGGACGGCTTTTTACTCGACTCGCTCTATCTTTATAGCGATATACAATACGATCTCCCGTATACTAAAACGGTATCTTTTGAGCAAGATATAGACGCGGCGGACTACTCGTCGGAGGACGCTTATAACGAGGCTCTAAGAGACGATCTTACTAAACAAGCTCTTAAATATCTCGAGTCCTCACAATATCCGAGCGTTACTTATACGCTCTCGGCTAATATGGATAAGATTACGGATATCGGAGATACTGTAGTAGTCTACGACGAGAGATTAGGCGTTAATATTACTACTCACGTTATAGCCTACGACTACGACGCTATTTTAGGCGAGTATACGTCTATTACTTTCGGGACAGTAACTAAGGGCCTTAGTAAT